GCCTTTTAATACTCCGGTTTACATTCCGGATGCACAAACAGCTCTCAATGTTTTTGGTGACATCGATAGATCATTAGAAAAGAAAGGTTCTTTCTTCCATAGATCAATATTTACATGCTTAAACAGTGGTCCTATTTTTGCTATCAACCTTCTGAAATTAAATAATGCAACATCCGATGGAGATCCAGATGTAGCTTCAGGAGCAGACGTTGCTAGATATAGAGCATTCTCGATAGACACAGAGGAACACAACGGAGACAACCCGACAACGGAATATACTACAGTTAACTCTTTATTGCCAAATCAAGATAAATTAGTATCCTCTTATTATAACAAAGAAAGATTCTGGTTCCCAGATCCTAATATGCTTTTGGCTACAATGACAACAGCAGATAAGAGAAAATTATTGAGCTTTGTTAATTTAAGCCAAAATCCTTCAAGTATGATCATCAGAAAATCTGTTGATGCTAGACTCCCTATCAAAGGTTTTGATATAACTGCTAGCGAATACTTTGGAGCAAACAACGTTCCTGCATTCATGCACCCATACGATTATATCTCGGATTATTTCGTAGATGTCTTTGTAATTAGCGGTAAATGGACAGATTATCAAGCTCTTTCGTTAGATCCTTTATACTCTTCTTATTTTACTCCTAAAGGATTCATAAAATCTAAAATAGACGACTTCTTATCTCTTAAAGAGGTGAATGTTGTACTTTCTGTTACTGGTTCACTTATCCCTGATTTTATCGATCAAAATGGGGTAGCAAGATATCTTAAGCCACTAATCAATAACGAGGTGGGTCAAACAGGTATTCTTTGTGCAGTTAACGAAGAAGCATTAGATGATTTAGGATCAGGAGAATCTAGCTTAATAGATTTAGTTGGTCATCACTTAATTGACGAACTAGATCCTACATACCAAGACATGTCTACACCTAAGTCTATAGACTTCTTGAGTTATAATGCACCGCTTCTTTCTGATTTTGTTTATGAACAAAACAGCAATTCTGTTATGGATAACACATCTCCAGCATCTGAATTGATCGAGGTAGGATCTTTATACAAAGAAGATAGTACGCTTTCACAAAAGGGTGTGGATTCAGCAGATTTTGCAACATACAGTTCATCTAATCTAGATGGGGGATATCCTTATATCCAAACTAACTTCTCAGGTGCTACTGCAACTTCCAGATTAACTGCTCTTAAAAGCTATTTAACACTTTCAGTTACTTCGCCTGAACCTAGATACATCATAGGTAAATTAACTGGATCTATAACAAATAATGTACAAGCACAATTAGCTTTCATGCAGGACGACCTACTCAAGCTTAAAGTTGTAGAGGTAAAAACTGTAACAGTTGGTCTTGGACAGCAATTAAGAATTAAATTCTCTCACCCATTATTCACTTCGTCTAATCCATTAGTTAGTCCTTACGACGATACTACGGAAGGATCAGGATACTACCAATTTGGTTTGGCTGATTTCTTTGATAGATTTGATCCTGTAGAGGCATCACCTATCGTAGTAGGTAACTACAACTACTTCGGATACGAAGGTTCAATGATTTACCAGGATAACGAAAACGGATCAATCACTGATGGTGACGTTATACACAAAAACTACGAAGGTAGTAGCGTACAGTACGTTAAATTCGAAAGATCTGTTGATAGAGACGGTTTCAATACGATAGTAATGAAAACATACGACGACTCAGCATTTACTACTGAAGCGGTTGCTGTTGCATTCAATATGAGCTACGCATCATCATCAACCGGTCCTGGTGACACGGTAGGTGCTAATAAAGTAGCAGTCGTATCTTTAGCTGGTAACTTAAACGAATACATTGATATAGTTTCTCAAATATCTGCTACTCAAGTCGAAATCACTACAGCAAGTGCTACAGGAAGCGGTATTAAGGTAGGAGATCTACTTGTATCAACAGACGAGCAATTGTTTGATAGCTCAGGACAAGGACTATACCAAAACAGATTAACCAGAGTAAAAGAGGTTAAAAAGGTAGCTATCCCAGGATCACCGGGTGGTTATACTGTTTACGTAAAAACTGACAGACCTATAAAACTTTGGCCAGGTGCTTCTGCTAAGATTAATAAATTTAAACCGGTACACCAATTCGTGAACAACTTAAGATTCACTTATTTACCAGGTTTCCAGATCAAAGCAGCTCATAAGCCAAACAACACTGACTCTAGAGTTGATGAGATCTTAGACGTATTATTCAACACGAATATTGCTACAACACTTTCTGATAGAAATATCATTACTTTCAGATACATCGTAGATACATTCGATGGTCAAATCAAAACAAATTCTAAGTCTCAGTTATCTAGACTTGCTAAAACAAGACAAAAATGTTTAGCACTTATTAATGCACCTTCTATGAAGAAATTCTTAGAATCTGTAGATCCTAGATTTACTGACTCACCTACTGCTTCTAACCCAGCTCCGTTATTGGATGCTAAATATATTGCAGACGGAGGTAAATTAGATCTTAATCCTTCTTTCAGATTTACATTAGCTGATGAAGACAATGGAGCTAAATTCTGCGGATATTTTGGTCCATTCATCACAATCAGAGAGAACAATAAAAACCAAAACATCCCGCCAGCAGCTTTAGTAAGTAACAACTTTATTAGAAAATTTGTTACCGGCGAACCTTACGCTATCGTTGCAGGACAAAAAAGAGGTATCATCTCTGGATCAAACGTAGTAGGTCTAGAATATGACTTCAGTCAAGGAGATAGAGATTACTTAGAACCACTAGGTATTAACCCTATCATCAGAAAAAGAGGGGTTGGTTTAGTTATCTTCGGTAACCAAACAGGATATCAAAGAACAAACTCAGCATTTAATAACTTACATGTTAGGGATCTTCTTATTACTTTAGAAGAAGCTGTTGAAGACATCCTATCTAACTACGTTTTTGATTTCAACGAAGATTCAGTTAGACTTGAAATTAAAACATTAGTTGATAACTACTTAACAGGGGTTAAATCCGTAGGAGGTATCTATAACTACTTAACTATTATGGATTCTTCTAACAATACACCTGCAATCATTGATCAAAATCTAGGAATTATAGATATTATCATTGAACCTGCAAGAGGTATTCACAAGTTTATCAATAGAATGACAGTTACCAGAACGGGAGGAATTAGCTCAGGAGGATTCATTCAATTCAGCTAATTTTTGAGTAAATGAAAGTAACAAATATATAGTAACAAATGGCAGGCTTACCTCATTTCAGTTCAGCAAAAGCAGCGGTCAACAAGTTTGAACCGATATATCTTAACCAATTTGAGGTTTTGATAACACCTCCTGCTGCGGTAGTACCTCCACAAGGAAATCCAGGAAATGGTAACATCCTTTTGGAACAAGTTAAGAGTATAAGTGGATTACAACCAGATCTTAACCCTGGTGAAATATCTCAGCAATACAAGGGTGCTAAAAGATACTATGCTGGAGCAGCTCCTACAAGAACAGGATTTGATCTTAGTATAAACTTTGAGGTTAACCTTGATAACAACAATTCGATGTATGTCTTCAAAACATTGAGACAATGGTCAGATCTTATCTATAACCCTTTAACAGGTGCAATGGGTCTGAAAAAAGACTACACAGGAACTGTGGTAATTAACGTTTTTAATAAAGCGGGTGACGTTTTCAGAAGAATGGTATGTAAAGACTGCTTCCCTATGAAACCTATAGACGCTATGGATTTAAGATACACAGGTACTGATATTTACGCAGTGAATATGACGTGGGCAGTAGATTACTTCGAAGACGTATTTAATTAATAAAATAAAATGGCAGGACTACCACATTTCAATAGCGCAAAAGCAGCAGTAAGTCTCTACGAACCGGTTTTTCTTAATCAGTTCGAGGTGATTGTACAGCCACCAGCAGCAGTCTTCAATCCGTTAGGAAACGGAGGGAGATCACTTATGGTAGAAAATATTTTGTCAATTACAGGATTAGAAGTTGATAAAAACCCAAGTGCACTTATAACACAGAACTATAAATTTGCTAAAAGAAGATATGCAGGTGGTATGGTTGATGATACAGGTGTGAGTTTAAGAATTGAATTCGAAACAAACTTGGACGACAATAACTCTAACTACGTTCACAAGACACTCCGTCAATGGTCGGATTTAGTTTATAATCCTCTTACCGGTGCAATGGGTATCAAAAGTACCTACGCTGGGGGAACATACATCTTAGTAAGCATATTTAATAAACAGGGTGACGTTTTCAGAAGAATGAAATTCTTAAATTGCTTCCCTAAAGCACAGCTTACAGCAATGCCTTTAAACTACGAATCTGCTTCCCAATCTTATAAGATTACCGCAGAATTTAGAGCAGATTTCTTTGAAGATGTTTTTAATTAATATTTAAAGCATATATACCGAGTTATTTCGGTGCAAGTAATACTGAAAATCCCAGAAATAACTTCTGGGATTTTTTGTTTAATATTATACATACATGGACAGTTGTGATAATAAACAAGAAAATAAGAAAAAGGATCCTGACCCTTTGCCTACTTTTAGGCACGTTTTTCAACCCACTTGGTTTCGATGCCCTATTTGCCCTGATCATGAAATGGACAGGGTCCTACTGGATTACGGATATAATTTTTTACTGCCTATCTCTATCTTTTTTTGGATTATATTGGCTCTTTTCTACTAGAACTAGTGAAAAGGATTGAATTTTGAAAAAAGAAATACATTTATTTGACATAGACGACACCCTAGTTAGGACGAAAGCTAAAATTAGAACTGTTTGCCCACTGGGTAAAACGAGAGCATACACATCGGAGGAATTTGCATTTGCGTATGTTCCTGAATCACACTCTGTGGATTATTCAGATTTCTATTCCAAGGATCTTCTTTTCGATGGAAAGATCATCACCAAGAACTTCTACAAATTAATAAAGGCAGATACTCTCGGGCACGA